CACCATTTAATGCATAGTGAATTACTGCTTGAACTTCTTCAGGTAATTGTTGAAACAATTGTACTGGAGCATTTTGTGCAACTTCACTTGTTTGAGATTGTAGATTAGCTTGGATCAACTCTTCAAAGTCATCTACTGTATAATCAGCAAGAGGTTTTCCATCATCAAATGGTTGAAGGATTCCTTTATCAATTAGTCTATTTGCAGCTTCAACCATTGCATCTTTAACTAATTTAGGTCTTCCTCCTTTATTTACTTGATTAGCATCATCATTGTCATCATCTTCTTCATTGTCCAGCAAAGGAGCATCTACTATTGCAGAAACTGCTGCTTTTGCTACTTCTGGATCTTGAAGTGATTCTGTATCATCATCACTAATTTCATCAAGGAACGATATGTCAACTTTGTTAGATTTTAATACACTTGGTTTTCCTTCTGTAGGAGCAATTACTGAACTTGCAGATGGTATTCCTAAAAGATCATCAATGTTATCAAAATCAACTTCCGTTACCGTTGTACCGGAATTTTGTGCTGCCTCTTGAGCAGCTTTTTCTTCTTCTGTCATAATTGTTGGTTTTACTGACTAATAATAATATAAGCAAATTTATCTAATTGTAAACAATATATGTTTAACTATTTTTAGTGTTCAAAAAACTTTTTTGCATACTATAGTTAAAACACATATTTATTTTACTTTTTAGGTTTTTTGTCATCATATTTATTCTTATTTTCTTGCGCAATTGCTAATTCCATTTGCTTATTTCTAGATTCCATTGCAATTTTTTCTCTTTCAATGTCTAATTTTTGTTGGTGTAAGTCATTTTTATTAGATTCTTTTTCTCTATTAAAATTCATCGTAGCTTGATATTGCTCAGATTGCTTAACATCTTTTAGAACATCTTGGAAATCAGATTCTTGATTTTTATTTACATCTTGCATAGCACCATAACCAGCAGCTTTAATTTCAGCTTCAAGAAGTCTTGCTCTACGATCTTTCTCTTTTTCACGGGACTCATGATCCATAGCAAATCGTTTTTCATCTTGTTTAGCTTTAATTTCAGCTTCCTGCATTTCTTTTTCATGTTGCATTTGCTGTTGTCTTTGCTCTTCTGTTTTTTGTTCAATATCTTTAAGAATAGTATTTAAACTTCCAATAGAATCAGATTGCATAGCTTTTCCTAAATCATAAATAGATGCACCGGTTGTATTATTGCTCATAAAAATTTGCTTGAGTTGTTCAAGCATATTTCTATTTGTAGCATTTGTTTGACAGAATACATTTAAGTCAACAAGTAATAAATCAGTACCGTTTATTTCAAAGTTTGTTCTTTCATCTGGTGAAATCATTCCTTGTAATCTAACAGATGATTTATTTGAATGGTAATATTGTGCCAAATCAGTTCTCATTTGGTGAACTCTTGGCATTAAATAATCTGAATGTTGAATAAAGTAAACTTCTGTTTGAGCATAAGATCCAGCAACTGCTTGTTCAACACCGGTTGCTGTATTTGTTTGTCCAAGTTGTTGTCCCATCCTTTGAGGATTTAAACCTACAACTTCCATGGCTTGCTGTTTAAAGTAATTAGCCAATTGGATTCTTGACATTAATCTATTTGATTGCTCAAGATTTAATACTTGATAATGTTGAAAGTTTGTTGCATTTTCTGTGTTTGCAATACTTGGATCCAATGGTAACATGCTAAAGTCTTTCATAGCCACATAAGCTTTAGCTAAATTGTTTTTACCCCAATCTTCTCCCATTGAGTGTTTTGGAATTGCATTTTGATCTAATACTATTACTGAACCTAATTCATCAATTAGAATATCTGCAATTTGATTATTACAGATATTGTATCCAATTTGAGCCGGTTTCATTTGGTCAACTAGTGAAGTTGATTTTGTATTTCTATCAGAGAATACTTTTCCTTCTATAGGAAGTTTACAACCATATAAAGTTGTATCCCCTCTAAACTGGAATTTTAATGGTCCTGGTTTGGTTCTATCAATTCCTATATAAATTGGATCAAAATCAGTATCGGTTTCAGTATTAAAGATTGTTCTATTATTTCCAATCTTTACGCCACCCCAAACTTGATTAATCCAAAACCAATCTATATGATCACCAAAAACTAAATTTTCAGCGGTTTCTTTTTTCTCAAATACTTTATTGTAAACTGGTTTTGTTGTAACAACATAGTTTTCATCTACAATTTCTGTAACAACGGAACCATCTTCATCAATTTTGGTAAGATTTCCAACTCTACGTTGAGTCTTCCAGTAAACTGTAGAAACTCTTAATAATTCAACTGTATGTAAATTTCCAGAATGTTCACTTTCTCCAATTATATAAGAAACTACATCATGTGGATCATGTGCATTTTCAAGAAATGAAAGATGCCTTCTCATATCTACACCGGATCTTCTATTAGATTCATAAGTATCATCAGTATTATACAAAGAACCGTCATTTGGAATACCATCAATCATATATCTTGCTGAACGTGCAGGATGTAATAACTCTAATGTTTCTAATTGTTCAGCTGTCATCAAATAACCATATTTATCTACAACATCTGAAATTGTAAGCATGTCAATCCAACCAGCCCAGTTACCTTGAGATATGTAATGAACATTAGGAGATTTGTGATAAAAAGAAAGTGCAGGATTTAATAATTCAATATTGTAGTCATCTTCTAACATTTTAAAATGCCAAAATTCACTATCTGTAATTAGTGAATCTCTAAATGCAATTTCTTCCATTTCATCCATTCGGAATCTATTTACATCAATTGCATGTTGTTTAACCGCCCACTTTTCTGCAAGTGTTTGATATTTTTTTGAGTAGAAATCTTCAATTTCTGGAAGTTTTTTTAATGCATCTGGATTTAATTGTTGTTGAGCTTCTTCAGAATTAGGATCTAATCCCATCTCAACCATTTTAGAAATTAATTTTTGTTGAGCATATTCAACTAAGACTTGGCTTATTGCTTCAGTCTTTTTTTCCATTATTTCATTGTATGAGTATTCATCTACTGCTCTGTAATCTACTTTGGTGTTTCTTTTGGCAAATTCAGAAACCATTGTGTTAACTACATTTGGAATAATAGGATAGAATTTTAATTCTAATACTTCATCTGGACCTTGTGTTAAAACTTCTAACATTTCTGTCATTTCATTTTCAACATGTGGTAAATAATCTGTTTTATCAATTACACCTTTGGCAAGTTTGTAATTTTTCATTATCCTTCTTGCTTTGGCCATGATTTGTTTAATACCTTGCCATTCCAACCAGTCCATATTCCATTTAGCCCACTCCTCATCTTTTTCATCTTGAGGAATAAATTGGATAGGTTGTGTAAAAACACCAAATCTATTCTTTTTAGTTCTTTTACCTTTTTTAAGGTCTATTGCATTTAATATTTCCATTATCTTATATTTTTAAAAGGATTTCTAGGTTTCTTCATTCCTAAAGATTCTCCTCCAGTTCCAATATGTCTATAGGGACTCTTATTTAATTTATACAAATTTTCTGACTTTTCCAAATATTCTGCATCATCATACTCTACTCTTTTCTTTAATCCTCTACTTGCTTCTTGTATTTTTACAAAGGTAATTAAAGCTGCTAATGAAATTAATCTATCCACGTTGACACCTGGTTGATAATGTTCCATTTCAATCATAACCATATAATCAGGTATTCTGGATATTCCATAATACTTTTTATAAACTTTTCCATCATCGCCAATTTCCTCATCAATTTCTTCTCTAAGGTACTCAATTAAATAACTCAACATTATTGTTTTAAAAATGGTTGACACGTTTCTCCAACCATATTGTTGAAATTGTGTTTTAGACAACTGAACTTCTTTAGAGAATACAATTTGAGATGATGGGACCAAATACTTCTGTTTTCTTTTGAATTGCATGTATTGAATAAATAAAGGCACGTTGTTCTCTACAACAGTCCATGCTTGATACCATTCAATAATTAATTCAAGTCTTTCATGTGTTTTGTTAATATCATCAAATCGTCCAGTCCAAGCACACACAATTTTATCTCCTTCTACAAATGTTTCTACTTCACCATTAGTAAGTACTCTTTGTACTTGCACCGGGTTTTTGTAAACATGTATAGAACATAATGAATCAGAGGTAACTGTTTTACCCTCTGATACAGGATCGACTGAAGCAAAATATGTAGTGCAAAATTCTTTTTCTTCATCCGGTTCTTCCCAAACAACTATGGCTCCAGATTTATCTTCAGAATTTTTTTCAATCGGAAATGTCAGAATTGGTTTTTTAGTAGTTGGTGATGCTATAATTTCTCCAATATTATTATATGCAAGATTCATGCACATGTAAGGGTGTTCTCCTTCTTCAATACTACGCTTGTGAGATTTAACCAATTCAAGTGGAAATACACTTTCTCCTCTAAAGGCAAAAGCTTCTTCCATGTTTGTAGGTCGCTGAGAACATCTAATCTGATATGTTTCCGGATCTAAGTTTTTTTTCCATTCAGCTTTCATTTCTATTAGGGCTTCTAAAGCTTCTTCTACTTTAGAATTTCCCCATTGATCAATGTATGGAGGCATTGACCATTGTTCTGGAATAAATAATCCTGTATTTAAAACTGTTCCTTTTGAATCAGACCATTTGTTAGGAATTTCATAAAAGCCGTTGGCATTTGCTTTGTATATATACTTCCTTAAAGGTTCACATTGTTTCAAATCCCCTACGGTTCCAGATGCTATAAAATAACCCGTTGTAATTTCACCAGCTTGTAGTGCAGGAAGCATGAACTCATAAGTTTTGTCCATACTTTTAGCAATACCTGCTTCTTCATAAAAAAACAGAGTACACAAACCCCCTACACCGGCAGTATCTGATTGTTCAAAAGATAAAGCTTGTAATACACCTTTTCTTCCTTTTTCAGTTTTCCTACCTCCTTCTACATATTCAATTTTCTGTTGCCATTCTCCAACACCACCTGGATTCATTGGTCTATACCAAGCAGTATTGGTATTTAAAAAGATTCTGTATTCTTGAAGCATTTTCCATGTACCATTTACACCGGTAACATAGGCACTTAATGAAGAACCAATTTTTAATACTGGAGAATATTCAAACCAAAGTATGTTAATCAATTTAGCAGCATGATAAAATGATGAACCAAACTGACGCTTTTTTAAAACAATTCCATGCTTGTATTTTAATTCACCAATAAATTCATACAATGACATGTGATACTGTGCATCATGAATATCCGGAAAATCTGTTTTTCTTTTAATTTTATCAATGATTGGAAGAAAGTTTATCCAGAAGTAATAATCTCTAGGTAAATAATATTTACGGTCATCTTTCCAAAACAAAACACCTTTTCTTGATTTTAATTTTTGATCATCCCAGTAATCAATAAAATCTTTTGTTCCATCTGGAGCATCACAGAAATAACCATCTTTTTTAAACTTTCTTCCTTGTGATTGAAAGTCCAGCACAATGTCATCAAACTCATACTGACCTGGTTCTTTAAAGTAATCATTCTCTAAAGTTTCGGCCATTTCTTCTCTGCTTGGAAAACTATATGTACTCCAAACACCATTATGCCAAATAGGTATATCTTCATATACCTCACCTAAATCATCCTTAATCATCGTAACTTAATTTTTGTCCACCTCTTGCTCTTGATGATTGTTCTTCTTCAAGATCTTTAGCAACACCTTTGAATGATTTTCTAATTGCATCAAAGTTTTTTGCAGCACTTACAATAGCTGAAATATTTCCATCTCTACCATCAGTAATGGTTTGAGTTTCCATGTAAAATGCTAATTTTTCCAACATATTTGCAATACCGTTATAGGCTCTAACAGTTGGTGTTTCATACATTTCTTTGCATCTGTCTAATGCCATTCTAATGTATCTATCTTCCGGATCAAAAGTTGCTTCTAAATCTCTTAGAATTTCTTCTTGCAATTCTTCTTGTGGTCTATTAAAATAAGGATTCTCAGAACTCCTACAAGACATGTAAAACAAATAAGCAAATATTTGTAAATGATTGTCTTTATACTCTTCAAGTATTCTTCTTAAAAAAGGAATGGTGTGACAATGTTCTGTAGGAACAACTTTGCCTCCTTGTATGTCAAATAATTTAATGGCCATGATTTAATATTTTATCTCTATGTTCTTGAACAAATTTAAACATTGCAATTACCTCTTTCTTTAGATATGGTAATTCATAAGGTGTTACAGTTTTTACTAATGGATCACCCATTGCATCTGTAGCAACAATCGGATAACCATTTTTATCCAACTGGTCTATTTCAAATACAACATGATCTAATTGAATTTTTCCTGGTTTTAATTGATGATTGTGTTTTAAAATCATGTACATATAAGTACTTAATTGCAAAGCATAATCATTATAATTGCAATCATCTAAATGAGATAAAGGAGGAAGCATTTTTTTAGTTTTTCCTGACTTATCTTTAAATCCTTCTTTTTTGATTTCTTTATTTGTTTTGTAATCATATACATCTACAAGATCATATACAATTTCAACTCTATCTGATTGACCACAAATACCTGCTGATTTAAGATAAACCAAATGTTCCGGATATATTCCTTCTACCAGTTGTTGAACAGGAGCCAGTTTTATATCTCCATCCATTAAAGGATTTATGATTTCTAACTCTTTTCCTTGTCTTGTAATTGTGTTACATGCAAGCAAATCTTTTTCTCTTTGATCATGATACCATGAACCTAATTTAATTGCTCTTTTGTTTTCACTATCCCATAGTTCAATAATTTGCTCTGGTGTCAACTTATTATACTTAGGATTTTTTCCTTTAGAAGCAAGTTCAGCTTGTTTAACTTTATCAAATGGTTCTTTAAAAAAGTGAATTAGTCTTGTTACACTAATCCAATCAATTTTTTCAGAGTCATCTTCGCTAACATACTTGTGCTCTTCTGAATAAAATTTTAAACTCATAATTTAGTTTTTTCATTTAAAAATATTTCTCCTAGTTTTCTTACTTCCGGATCTTTACTTTTTAAAAGCATTTTTAATTTAAAAAATTCAGCAGATGTAATTACTTGACCTGCTAATAAATCAGCAGCTATTTCAATTTTTTCCAAATACCAATGTTCAACTTTTGAAAGTGTTACTGATGGTTCCCATGGAACATTAGTTTCTGTCATCTGACTCCATATTCCATCAGTTACAGTATTTGCATTATTTACAACGGCTTTATTAATCAAATCCATGAAATTATTATTTGCTTGATTGTCATCATGATTAAAATTAGTTGAAAGAATACCTGGACCATTGTCAATAGGTGACTTAGCAGGTGCACTATTGTACAAATTACTTTTTTTCAGATTGTTCATCGCTCAATTTTTTTTGTAGTAAATAATTTTCTTCATGGTTTAATATTGCCGGCCATTTTCCTTCCGGACATTCACTACCAAGAGATCTTAATTTTAATCCCATACTGCATCCACAAGAACCGCAACATGGTCCTGTGCCTGGAACTAAACACTTAGATCCTTCTTTATCAAGTAACGGACATCCTTCACATATAACCCATCTTTCACTTGCAATTTCTTCAACATGTTCAGTTTTAAAGATGTTATTCTTTATTCCTTCCAGAATTTGCCCTTTTGCTTTCCAGATTTTTATAACGCTTTTCATATATTTCTTTATAATAGTTATTACAAATTTCTAAACTTGCCTTTTTTTCTTCCAACATGGACTTAGAGAGATTATACTTTACTACCTTTTTAAAGTCTTCTTGAGAATTGCTATTAAGTAATTTTTCAAGGTTTTTAATATTTGATTCAAGTTTTTTTCTGCTAATTCTCAATGTACCTAGCCCATGTAAAAATATTGTTGGATCTTTTAATGATTCAATTTTTTTAATTACAACTGAATAATAAAAGTCAACAACATCTCCTACCATTTCAGCAGGTAAGTTTAATTGCTCTGCTGTTTTCTTTATTAGTTCTTTACTTCTGGTTGGTTTCAAGATGATATACTTTTAAATTCAATAAAATTGTACCTTCTGTTAAAAGTTCAAGGTTCTTATTTATTGAAACTAATTTGTTACCTAAACCACTTCTAACAACTAATCCATCTTTAACACACTTGGTAATAAAGTTTCTTGTAGTTTGTACATTTCCAAATATTTCTTCTGAAACAACTTCACTACAAAAATCAGACATGTTCATATCCCCATATAGCCCTAATAACGCAAGACAATCTAATTGCGCAGGACTAAGCCTAATCTTATTAATAAAGCAATACATGTTTATTTGAAACTTGATCACTTCTTTTAAAGATAAAGGCACTTGTTTATCTACAACTAACGCCTTTGCCATAATTACTCAGATTTTGATTCTTCTTTTTGTTCTTCTTGAGCAGCGGCTTCCTCCTCTTCCGCTTCTTTCATTGCTTGATTAATCTGCATCATTCTCATAGAATAATCAAATGCTTCAAACTGTGCTTTCTTAATTCTTGCTTTATATTCCTCAACAATACATTGAGCAGCTAAAACTTTTTCTTGACTTTTGTAATAAGCAATAGTCTTATCACGCATTTGGCGAATTTCTTGTTCTGTAAACTCGCGTTCTTCTTGGTTGGTTTCTTCTGACATAATATTAAATGTTTATTGATGTCAAATATAATAATAAATGTTTAACTATTAAATGTTTAATGAAAAAAGAACCCGTGTAACAGTATTACACGGGCGGCCCATAAATGCTATTTAATGGGGGAGGTTACTTTCTTTTTGGTTTTCCACCTTTGCCATTTCTAGCACGGTTTTTAGATGCTTTTTCACTTACAAGTTTACCCGACTTTGTGTGAGATTTATCAACTCCATCTTTGTTTCCATAAGTTCCCGATTTTCTATTAGCTGCATTTAGTTCCTCTCTGTATTTAACACGAGTAGGTGAAGAATGATACTCTTTATTGTATGCATTCTTTTTTCTTCTGGCTTCCGGATTTTCTGCAAAGTATTTTGCAGATTTACTCTTACCAGTAGATTTACCAGCTAATGAATTTCTAGCCATTATTCTTTTCCTTTCATGTTTTTATAAAGAAGACCACCAAGTCCAGCAGCAATACCTGTTCCAATAGCAGATAATACACCACCTCTTGTTTCACTTGACGAACCTCTTGATCTTGATTTTGATTTTCTGCGACAACCTTTTCCACCATCTGATGTAGTTTCACATACTTCTCCACCTTCTTCTCTACGAAGTAAACTTCCTCTTGACCTATTTGAAGGTGCATAATTTAAAGCATCTACATTCTTTGTATATGCTAATCCCTTAAATTGATTTTTACTCATGACTTTAAAGATTTTAACATTGTAATTAATTTTGGTTGAGGGGACACATCAGATTTACCAGCTAATGAATTTCTAGCCGTTGTATGGTAAATATTTTGTCCCTCCTGCAGTCTTAACCGCTTTTAGAATTTGTTTTCTCTGTTTCCCCGTAGACTCATAACTTACATGAACCCAGTCCGGATTTTTATCTGTACCAAACTCCCAAATCATTTGGTCAAAGTTCAGATTATCTTTAACAAAATCAAAGATCTGTTTGTTGGTGATTGATGTACCGTCCATGTCAATATCAATCGCTTCACCCTGGCAATGCTGGCTGGACAAACTTCCTCCAATAGCAGTATTCAACTCTTTGCTTCTGTATCCAGATGAAATACGGATAGGAACACCAAAATGGTCACGGATTGGTTGAAACACATTCTCAGCTAACTTCTTAAAGTTTTCAATGTGTTCTGGTGTTGGCATATTGCTGATACCTTTTCTTTTTGCAGTTTCACTTCTTGTTACTTCTGACAATGTTAAATTTTTACTTAATTGCATGATTTTATTTTTTAAAATATAATTCTGATTCTGCTTCTCTGCGTCTAACCAAACCTTTTAAAGTTTTACCTCCGGCTTTCACCCATTTCATAAACTCTAATTTGATTGATTCATCATTGGGATTTGCATTTACTTTTTTAAGTAAAGTGGAAGCTTTTAAATTTGCTGGTCCTAAGTTGTAAGCAAATGAAACTAATGCATCAAACTGATTCTGTGTAATAGTATCTACACAGTAGCTGTCTACATATTTCTCAAAGCTCACAAGCATATTTGCCAATAATTCAACAGCCTGCTCTTCTGTTATAGCTGCATCCGTCATTGTTACCTTTTTACCACCAGGATAAAATGTAGCTCCGTATCCTATTGTAGGGACACCTGCAGAACATTTGTAAGGAGTTCCTCTAAACCCTTCAAAAGCTTTAATCATCTCAATTCCCGCTTTCCCCGTCTTGGTTATTTTCATTTTGATTGTTTTTTTTGTTTGACATAATTTTACCTGCTGTAGTAATTCCAAAGGCTCCAAGAGTAATGATCATAAAGCCATCAAAGATAAATTCTTTTATGACCAGTTCTTTACCCCAAATACCTGTAACTACATCAACTATTAAAATAAATACCATAGCAAAGAATGCTACTACTCCTACAAATGATTGCTCATTTATTTGATTATTATCTGAAACCAGTTCTTTAAAAATCTTTCTCATATTATTTTATTTTTTTTGTTTACCACCTTCTTGAGTAGCGTACTTAATACCCATGATTGTACCAACTATAGAAAAGGCATTTGTTAATAATACACTAAACATATTACTCCATGTTGATCCAATGATTTGAGTATCTTGATTTGTAATAATTGCCATCCAGTATAATACTGTTGTTACAACTCCTACTCCAACTATAACAGCTAAAGCAACTTTAACAATAATTTTTATTAACTCACCCTGGCTTTTTTTCATTACTACATCCAAATCATTTAGGGCCGCATCTTTTTCTAATTCTATTGAGTGTTTAAGTTTTTCAGAGTTTTCTAGTTCTATTTGTAAATTTTTTGAAAGGTCATCTATTTTTTTCTTATTGTTTACCGCATCAGTAATATCAGTTGCAATTTTAACTACATCTGTGATATTTCCTTTACTGTCCGTTACAGGATTATAAGATGCTTGTAAATAAATAGTAGAGCCGTCTACTTTTCTTCTTTCAAATATTCCATCAAAGTGCTTACCTTTTCTCAAGCTTTCCCAAAACTTAGCATACTCATCAGACTTTGAATATTCATAACTAACAAAAACACTATGATGTTTACCAATGACTTTACTTTGTTCATTGGCTTTATAACCCATAGTTTCTAAGAATATAGAATTAACTTCTGTTATAAAACCATCAATATTAAAACCAATAAGAGCTGTACTTCTGTTAATGGCATCTATTTGTTTCTTACTATTGACAATTGCACTAATGTCAGTAGCAATCTTCATTATTTTGGTGATCTTACCCTCCTCATTTAAAATAGGATTATAAGTTGCTTGAAGATTAATAAGACTTCCATCCTTTTTTCTTCTTTCAAATTCTCCAGTGTAATACTTACCACTTCTAAGAATGTCCCAGAACTTTTCATACTCAAGTGACCTTGCATAATCATCACATACAAAAATGCTATGGTGCTTACCAATGATGTCATCATGATTACCTTTACCATAACCCATTGCTTCCAAAAAAATGTCATTAACCCCTAGTATAATACCGCTAAGGTCAAAGTAGATAATAGCATTGCTTCTATTAATAGCTTCTAATCTACTTAACAATTCTTCTTTTGGTAGATTTTTCATTTTTGGTTGTTATTTTTTAAATTTTTTTACCAAAATTTTAGATATTAACTTACCTGCTGCTTTCAATAAAGAATTTTTAGAATCTACTACTACTGTGGTTCCTTCATCAGTTTTTTTTACATGAATATCTAAATTCTCTCCATCTAACTTAAACTCTTTATTGTTGCCTTCTTTATTAAGTTCAACATCTATTTTTGGAGTATCAACATTTACTTTTATGTTATCTCCTTGTTTTTCAATTTTGACATCTGCTTTTTTAGTATCAACATCAATTTTGAAATCTTCAATTTTTTTCTTTGCCATGACTTATTTTGTTTTATGATTATCAACTGTTAATTGTGACAACGTAGCTGTTACCCCACCAACCGCTACAAGATACCCCGCACCAGTTAAAATTGCTGCCGGTAATGCTATCGGTGCTGCAAGTAAAGCTGCTCCCACAGCTCCAGCTACTAGTCCAATTCTTTGTACTTTTTTCCAAAATTTTGGTGTTTTTGCTTTCCATCTTTCTTTAATTGTTTTCTCTTCCATTATTTTTTGTTTTAGGTTCATCTTTAATGTACTTTGACAGTTGTCGAAGTATAGGTAAATACTCAGTCCATCCTAATCTTTTAAAGTTCTCTAAGTTAGACCAAATTAAATTAATTAACACAAAGTTATAAAATCCATAGTGAAGCCAAGCATAAATATTAAAGTCCCAACTAAAAAAAGATTTAACTGGTACATGAACTGCTAATGCATGAGAACATCCAATCATGATCATATAAATTAATAATTTTAACCAACCTTTTCCAAATAATTCTGAGTCAAATGTTTTGTTTTCTTTTCTAGAAGCTCTTATTCCAGTAAACATTTCTAAACCAAAAAGAATAATTAAAACTATTCCTACAGGTAACTCAATCCCAAATATTACATTAAAGTAATAAGCAATTGTTGCCAGTATTGTACTTGCACTAATTGCAATTCCTGCTAAGTTTGGATGAAATGCACTATTTAAAAAATGATCTACGTTGTTATATCCGGCACTTTGAACTATTTTACAAAACATTGTTTTCATTTTTAAGTATTAATTTTTTTGAATTTGTATTATTGTATATATAATGTTGCATTATGATAAACATCCGTAGGAGGAGTAGTCCAAGCTGGACAAATAATTCTTATTTGCAACTGATCGCCTGCATTTACAAAAAGTGGAGTTGGTAATATAAAATTATCATTTCTTGCTCTATTAATTAATGCCAAAGAATTTAAACCATAAGTAGTAGTAGCATCTACAAACACTCCCGTAGTCCGATTAAATACTCTTAATATAATACCTTCAGATGTGGAAAAAACATTTCCAACAAAACTTACAAATTGAAGAGAAACAACATTACCAGCTCTTGGACATATAACTCTAAATCTTGGAGATTCATTAGCTAAAAGTGCAGGTGTGTATAAAGAACTTCCTCCCATTACATAAGTACTGCCAGCTGCAGGACTATAAACACTTCCTGCAAAATAAAGTAAAAGCTCATTGCTGCCACCGCCACCTATTGTCAAATCTCCACTACCTAATAGTGAATTTCCATTTACTGTTTTGATATTAGTAGCTGATACTAAGGTATTTTGTTTTGCATTTAATGCATTTTGCAAATCAGTTTGACTTCCAAGAGTTCCAGTTATACCTCCCCAAACAGCATTAGGTTGTGCAACTTCAACATAAACAGTTCCTGACCATCTATACACCTTGTTAGTATCCAATGTAATATAGATTTTACCTGTTTCTCCTGTTACAGGTAATGCAGCAAAGTTTGCTACTTCAATTACATCATCAACATAACTAGGTAGTTGACCTGCAGGAACTCGTCCAGTTCCATCTAGTCCTGCATAACCATTTGCTATACCTTTGTTAGCTGTATTTTCAGGTGTAAATCCAAGTCCTGCAGGAAAAGGTGTTCTTATTGCTCCTGTTGAATCTTTAAAGTAAACAAGTTTGTCAGGTCTGTTATAAAAATAAGTATTGTTTGGTAATAATGGATCTGTCCAATCTGCAGAACTATCTGTAATATGTGTATAGTTTATTCCTGCCGCTGTTCCTATAGTTAAAGCTGTTACTGCCATGATTATTTATTTTTTATTAATGTTATAAAAGAATCAAATACTTCTTTTTGTTCTTCTGTCATAGAATCATAATCAACATTTATAAACCTATTAGGAACAGACTCATTTATATTGTAAAATTTTACTATTCTAGGTAGTGGATTATAAATATTTACAGTTAACAAGTCTTGAGTATCTGAAAAAGCATTTATAAAAAAATCATACTCACTTGTTAAAGAATATGTTTCTTGAGTGTTTGCTAATTCATCATAGCAAAAAATGCTGTTACCCGTTATGTCTATTTTAGTTACTGTTTCCATTATACAAATATGTTACCTTGATTATCTTCTGTTGATGTTATTGCCTGAGTTAAATTAGAATTATAAACTGCACCTCCTCTATAAATATTACTTGCAAATTCTATTGCTTTTGCTACACCTCCATTGTTTAAATATGGAGCTAGTGAACTATTTAATATGAATGTGCATCTATAAAATCCTTGTGGAAATTGTCCAATGTTACCTAATACTCCTACACCTGTTGCACTAGCAAAATTACTAATGATTTTGCAATCATATAATCTCATTCCTCCGCCTGTATCATTAGTATTCCAAATAGCAGCATTATTATCAGAAATTGCTGTACAACCAATTATTCTTATAACAGATGATAATTGCATACCATAACCACTAGAACTAATTCCTTCACAATTTAATAAAAACCCTCCTTGCGAATTTATTCCAACACCACTTGTACTAATACCTTTACAAGAATATAAATTAAGCAAATTGGCAATACCTATTCCACTGTTACTTCTACCTATGCAATCATAACAATTACTTGCAACATTTATTCCAGTATTAGTATCTGATATACCAATACAATTATTTAAAGTTGTACTAGCTGTTTGTGCATAAATTCCAAAATTAGATGATGAAATTCCAATACAATTGGTATAATTTCCACCATTTACAGACCATATACCAATACCAGAGGTTGATATACCTTCGCAATTCTTTATAATCTGACTAGAATTGTTTGTTGATATACCTAATTGGCTTATTGAAATTGCTCTTAAATTAGATATTTCAGCTCTTGTTGCAGACGCTGCTGAAAATCCAGTTCCTGTTCCTGTATTTCTCATTACAGTCCCAGTAAAATCTATAATAACTGTACTATTTGTTCCAAGTTGCATTACACCAGCTGTACTTGAACTTCTAATTAAAGTTATATTATTTATTGAACAAGATGTTGTTACTCCTGTTGTTGTAGTAAAAGCATTTACAGAACTGGTGTTACTTAAAGTATAAGTATGTCCATTACCATTTATATTAACTCCATTTTTAAGAGTAACTGTAACTGCTCCAGTTTCTGTAACATCAGCAAACATTTCAACTGTTTGACCTGCTACGGCTGCTGTAATTGCTGCTTGAAATGTAGAATAATATGTATATATACCATTTATATCAGCTATTCCAAATCTACCTGATTGAGAAGTAAAAGTTCTATAATCAATTCTATTAGTTGATACTAGCGGTATACCTACTGTAATACCAATATTTTTATTTAAAAGAGTTGGATTCCATGTAGGTGTGTAGTAATTTCCTGCAAATGGCGAAACATTATGAGAACAAAATACAATTCTCAATGCTTTATTAAATCCTGCAGCAAGATCATCAATTCTTCTTAATGTCCATCTTGTTGTTGCACTACCCGGATTGATCACTTGATATGTACCATTATGTCTTGGTTCAGCTTGATCTTTTACTAATAATGTTGTAAATGTTGTAAGAGAAGTTGTACTAGATCCTGCAGTCATACCAGATAGAACTAATAATCCAGAAGAATTTGCTTGTAAAGTAGCTCCTACACCAGGTTTAGTTACATCTGTTCCTGGTACATAAGTACATAAAGGTAATGGAGCCGCTGTTGCATGATCAACAAATGTAATTTGTAACGGTGCTGTAGTAAGTGTGGTAAGAGCAAAAGTGATGTCAGCAAATCCAACTACAGGTGGAGTAGTATTACCCCATGCTGTATTTGTTTGTGTAAAGTATTTACTTCCGTTTACTAATCCTTGAAACGCATTTATTTGTAAAGGAAATAATTCTTCTGGAGCATCAACTTCCACACTTCTGGTTAAAGTATAGGGTGTAGTAGCACTTCCCGGATTTGTAATTTCATAAACTCCATTGTGAAATGGATTAACTTGATTCTTTACAAGTATTAAATCTCCTGCTTCAGGTATATAATTTGTATCAATTCTACCTACTGCGGTATTATCTGTTAATATGCCATTTGTCGTAGCAATTAATGTTGCACCAATACCATCATTTAAAGTACCATTATTATATCCTGGACTTCCTCCTAATGCAGCTTCTGTAGCTGCCATTACAAATACAAGAGGTGACTCATCTTGATTTACAACAGATTTAGCTTTCCACAAATTTGTAGCAGCTTCATAAGTGAGAACTTGTCCATCTGTAGGAACATTACCAGTACCTTTTAACTGAACATCATGTAACTCATCTAACTCAAAACCATTTTGTGTTTTAACATAAATTTCACCTACCGTTGGGTTTGCTTCTACAACAACTCCGATAAATACTAAATGCTTTGGTGCATAAGGTTTATTTGCAAGACCATAAATTAAATTACCATTTGTTCCTAACCACACAGGATCACCTGCTACTGCGCCACTCGTATTCAAAGGCAAACTACCCGTACCTTTTAAGGAACCCTGTGTAATAACTTTACTAAATGCATTATCTGCACCAGACGTTATTAAAAGACCTAAAGTTTTAGATGACGTTGCTTCTGTTGTATTATCTGCTTTAGCAACAAGTATATTAGTGCCAGATGCACCATTTACATAAACAGCTTGCCCTCTTAATATACCACCGGTTTGACTGATTTTTACATCAAGAATTAATTCTTTTGCTGTTGTATTTACTGTACCGCCACCAGAAGATGCTAAATTTATTAATGTACTCATTTTTATTTTTTTTAAATTCCAAATCTTGCTCTATTTGCATTAAAGTTTTGCAACACTTCTGCTGCAGTTAAAGCTCTATTATACAATCTTGTAAGTCCTATTCGACCATTAAAAGCTTCATTAGTAAATGCTGATCGTCCAACTTTTAATGGATTTGAATTAGCAAGTGTTATAAATAAAGGTGAAGTATTTCCAGAACCAGATATTGTCTGTGCAACTCCATTTATATAAATTGCACCTGTAGTACCATGTGTAACTACAAGATGATACCATTGATTAGTATTAATGGTTGCGTTTGTTGAATAACTTTTTGCTGCCACTTGAGCAATAAATTCTACACGATTAGAATTATTTACTCTAAATCTATATCCAGAGTTTCCATTTTTATCTAATATGTTTCCTTGAGCAGTAAAAGAATTTCCATATATAAAAGCTTCAATAGTAATACCTGTTGTTAACCACAAAGATGAGTTATTACCATCTATAAACTCATTTGTTGATCCATTAAAAGTAAAATAACCACCGTTACCAGCATTATAAACTGGTGGTGTTGTTGACATTACTAAGTTATTAGCATTTGATGTTAAATCAAACCAAGTAGTTCCGGTTCCCGGATAAGATGTAGGATTAGCCGCATCAACATGAAAAACAAGACCACTTGTAACAATAGGAGATACAGGAGCAGAATATGCCGATGCTAATTGAATATTAGTACCACCTCCTAAAATTACAGCCATGATTAGTTGTTGTAAATAATTATTAATTCGGTCCCATTACCATTATAGGTAATTGTATTGGCTGCGTAAAAATTATTCATTGAACCAGCTGAAAAGTTTAAAACTTCACCCGGTTTAATTGTTTGACCTAGAATAATTCCGTTTGCTGTACCAACATTGGCTACTGAAAAATCATATACACTAACTGCAATAGTTCCCGCTGTTGGACCAGAATGCCTTATTATATTAGGGAGTCTTACTCTTGAAGCAAGTAATGCTTCAACATCATCTGTATTAACACTTATATTTACATCTTGTAATTGTTCAATTACGCCTTGTAGTCCTCTTAATACATTTAATTGCCAGTTGGTATTTAAACCGTCTGAATTTATAATGGACATAACTTATGAATTTAATAAACAATATCTAATAATATACAAAAAACTTTTTGTTTCTGCAACAAATATAAACAAAAAAAAGACCTTGCGTTAACAAGGCCTTTTTATAGTTTCAGTAAAGTTTAGTATTTAGCAATACAATCTGATTCTTTAGAGATAAATTTAGTACTTCCTTCAATCTCCATTACATCACAAAAAGATAATTGACGAGGAGTTATCATTACTTCATCTCCAGGTTTGCAAAAAGTTACTTCTTGTCCAACTGCATGTACTGTAAGACGAGTGTAATGTTTTACTAAGTCTGCTTCAATAATTGCTTGGTCAGCAGGACTTAACTCTAATCCTTTAATTTTTGGTTCATAAACCGGTTTGTCTAAAATGACAATTTTTCCTTGATAGATCATAACTATTTTTTATTTAAAACAATTTAAATTGAATTTGGCGAGATACTACTACACCATTTTCTATAATATCCACAATTTCTGCATTTGGAACTGTAGTTACTGCTTCCGCTACAGCATAAGAACCATCCGGATTTCTTTGTTGCGTTGTAACTTGAACAACTACATTATGTCCAGCTTGCATTGCTTTTGTTGATTTCATCCAACCTTCTGCTTTAGAAGAAGCTTTAGAAATAAGTTTGAATGTGTCACCATCTCCCCAAAAAACAATGTCCTTGACATTTTTTCTAGCACCGTTGGCATCAGTGTTTTGTAATGATTTTGCTTCCATTATTTTAAACCTTTAGCAATTCCTTTTACTGCGTACATTTGAGCTGTTTCTAACTCTGTCATTGCAATACTAAAACATCTTTTAGCTTCACCATCCTCAGTTGCCAATAATTCCTCTTGACAATAATCAATAGCATCAGCCATCATTCTTTTAAATGTTCCAATCTTATCATCCGAAGATGGATTAAAATCAATATGACATCTTTTTTCTCCTAGTGTCATTACTTTTGCGTTTTCTTGCATTTTTATTTATTTACAGGGGTTAAACATACTTCTTCCAATCTTCTTAGAACATCTTTTGCAGAATGTCCATCATAAGATTGCTTAACAATTTCTACTTCTTCACATTGGAATAAATCCCAATCTTCCATTTTGTAATGGTTGCTAATTTGACCACCTGGTAAAACTGCCATTACAATAAACCATCCTCCACCAAAACAAAGTGTGCCATCGGAATGTCTGATTGATTTATGTACATCATACAATCCTTCTTTAGCCCAAGCATTGAATGCAGCCGCATTGTACATCTTGCGGAAATCATACAACTCATTAAAAGTGTGGTAGCCATCAGAGATTTCTCCTTTATCAACTAGACCTTCTTTATCATAAGACTTAAAGAAAATATCTGGTTTGCATGGATAAAATTCACCATGGATTCCTTTGATAATCATATCACCGATACTTGCAAAAATTGGTCCTTCTAATGTTTGAATTTTAATTTTTGGATCTGCTGTGTTGTCATCAAAAACAATTTCTTGTTCTTGCTCCATGAACTCAGATATTGCATCCAATGTACCTAATGTTGCATCAACAAATTCTATAGCCTCAATTGTAATGGGCTTTTTTGTAAATCTATTTACCATTTTCTTTTTTGTTTTTGTAGTATTCAACAATTTCAATTATAGCAATAACAAATCCAATTCCGGCAGATGTTCCTATAAATACTCCAATTGCAATTTTTAAGATTTCCATTTTATTTGTTTTTAAGGTTAATATACGCTTTCATGATTGCCAAATAATTGATGGCATCTTCAATGGTATCAGTGATTTTTTCATCTTTTACCATTGCTTCTTTGTCAAGTAATGTAGAAATACGCGACATTTTATCCATTAATCTAACAAGGATTCCCTTTTCTACAGTTACTCCGGCAATTGTTGAGTTGCGAAAATTGGCAAATGGATCATTATTGGAACCACCGTAATCATTGTTTTTGGCAATTGCTGTGCTTATACAATTTTCAAATGTTTTAAGCATCTCTTTTAAAAGAGGATTTGACTCCAAAAGATCTAATGGTTTTTCTGATTGAGCATCTTCTTCATACTCTACACAGTCTTCATTAATCCATCTCAAATCACCATTTCCGATATTCAATTGGATTTCTGGTCCTTTTCTATCTACTACTGGAAACCATTGTCCTACATAGTCATTATACCAAGAATGATTTGGCATGCTTCTTTTAATAATTCTTACTCTCTCCATTTATTTTAGTTTAAAAAATTTACCAAGTATGTTTCCGTTAAGAAACTCATCACCCTCTAATACACCCAATGCAAATTGATATTTACATTCATAGTATGAAAGTTCTATCTTGCTGTAACAGATATGAAGCATTTCTCTACGAATAGTCACTCCTTCTGCATGAGCTTTCTTCAATACTTCATTACTGCTATAGTAATTTTTATATGTACTTTTCCTTACTCGCTTGTAAGTCTTTAGTCTTTTGTCAGTTGGCATTTCTTTCTTACCAAGTTTGGTTTTTACATCAGCAAAGAAATTTTTTTTTCCAATGTATCTAACCGGTTTTCCATCAATGATTGAAAGCATCTCGTAAATAAATCCTACTGCTCCCTCTGGTATCATTTCATCTGCAAACTCTTTTCCTTGGTATATCCACATGCATTTTATTTTTTATAAATTTTGCTTGCTGTTTCGCATAGTTCTTTTTTCCTCTTAACAGGTCCCAATGATTTTCCAGTAGTATATCTATAATACACTGGAGTAAGCTGATCCATTCCGATCCCAACACAGAAATAAGCCCTGCAAAATTTAATTTTAAATCCATTAATAACCTTGTAAAATATTTTCATACTAAGAACTAAGTATTTTAACAAAAGTAATAAACATTTTTAATTTACAATGAAAAAACAAACCCTCACTGATAGAAAAGTGAGGGTTGCTGACAGCGGAGCCGTCTGAGAAACCTGGATGGGAGAGAATCAACCAGGCAAAATTATTTTCCTTGACCTCGGTAAGCCTTCTTGTAGTTCTTAGAACTTTTAAGTTTTGAGGTCTTAGTCTTTGCATGTACACCAGGACGACTAACTTTATAGGAAAGTTTAGTGTTGGTAGATTGGGTGCTAATTTTTGCCATTGCTTTTTGTTTAGAATTACAAATCTATAAAAATAATCTATATACACTATACATAACATGTGAATGAAAATAAGCTTCAGCTTCCATTTCTTCATCTCTGTTGAGAAATTGAGGTAGAAACTCCTGACATA